AAATTTGACGGTGAGATCTTGAATCTTCTTGAAATATTCACGTGCCTCAGCGCTCGTGCTGGTTCCCAGACCCTTGTAGTATTTGATTCTCCAACCAGATTTACCACTTCCATACCAGGACCGGAACGCTGAATCAGTGTAAAAAGACTTCGTCTCAGAACCCTTCGTAGCTTTGATGATCGGCGTGACCATGCTCACGACAAAGTTGAACTTGAGGAGAGATGGCCAAAAGTAGTGGAACATGTTGAGAATGAGACCCTTGATATGGGACCCGTCATTGTCCGCGTCAGTCATGATCATGAGGCGACCGTAGCGAAGCTCTGAAACATTGGTATATTCCTTACCTTGCTGGAGACCCAAAATCTTCTTGAGATCATTGAACTCCTGGTTAGAGGTGAGCTGTGCCACAGAGGAGTCCCTCACATTCTTACACTTACCACGAAGTGGGAACACACCATAGTGATCCCTCCCAACCACCGAAAGACCCGCCACAGCCAAAGTCTTCGCAGAATCACCCTCCGTGACGATCAGGGTGCACTTCCCCGATTGTGCTGTGCCAGCTTTGTTCGCGTCATCCAACTTGGGGATCCCAGTGATTTTGGACTTACGAGCACCATCTGTCTTCTTGAGTTCCTTCATCTCCTTGAACTTTGAGAGCGCCGTGAGTTCATCCGCGATACCAGTCTTGAGCGCGTTCTTCACAAAGTTCTTTGGGGGCTCAAACTTTGAACCAAAGTCAGCAGCCTTTGAGGTGCATTCAGACTTCACTTGGCTCGAGAAGGTTGGGTTCTCGATGGTCGCCTTCACAAAGATGGTAAAGGCGTTCTTCACCTGTTGTGGCTTCAACTTAATCTTCTTCGCCATGTCATCGATGATTCCATTCGCGATGAGATTCGCCGCGTGATCAACGTGAGTCCCACCTTTCATGGTGCAAATACCGTTGACGAAGGAGACTTGCTCGAGTCCATTTTCAGATGGACCAATACACACCGACCAACGGTCCCCAGACACAGAGGCGACATCTTGGACGCCTTCATGCATCTTGGCATAGGCTTCAAAGTTCTGTTTGGGGAGAACGTCCCCGTTGAACTTCACCTTACAGTTTTGGGTTGTGCAGATGTTGGCATCCCAAACCCTCTTCTGGAAAATGTTGTAGATGGTATCGTCCATCTTGGTCATCCCAAACCTCTTCCACTCGGGTGTGAATGTGATAGAGACGGATGATGTAGCGCCCGAATGTTTTTTGATTTTTGGGGGGTCACAGACGGTCATATTCTTAGACCATTTTTGGGTATACGTCTGCTTTGTCTCGTGATCCTTGATAATCACAGAGAAGTCACTGGAATAAATATTGGCCAACTTGGCACCGTACCCGTTACGACCTCCAACGATGCGCTTTTGTGTGTCATCATAGTTGGTGCTCGTCAGAAGGTGACCAAAGACAAGTTCGGGGTTCCAGAGACCCTCTTTTTCATGCATACGAACACCAATACCACCGAGGGGTCCGTTGTTCTCGATAGTCACCGAACCCACATTCTTGTCGATGGTGACAGAAATGGAACTAACCTGCTTGGGGTGGAGAGAGTTGCGGTCGATGGCGTTGACCAGGATTTCATCAAAAATTTTCAAGAGAGCTGGGGAATACTTGAGGTTCTTCTTCATGAAGGTGGACCCATTAAGAATCCAGTAGGGTTCAGAACCCTGCTCGACTGGACCGACATAGGAGTCAGGTCTCTTGAGAATGTGTTCGATGTGGGTGAGCTTTTGGACACTTTCCATACTTTCTTAAATTTATTACCGGTCTAATCTCTAACTTAGGTTGTCTTTTGACACGACTTCCACTTGTCATATGTGGTACTATTGCGCTAAAACATTACAATTTTCCTAAATCTTCAAGGACTTTTAACACGTAATTACGTTCTTCACGGGTTGTTTCATATGAACTTATCTTATAAGCAATTTCATTAAATATCTCTCGAATTTCGCTGTTAGACACCTGTCTAATAGTCAGGGGTTGAACTATTTCGTATAAAGATGTCATTTTTCTTGAAAGTTTCAAAGTATCGACTTTTACTTAAGTTTTCATCTTCTTGATGAGAGAAGCTACGAAATACATGATTGGTGGAACAGAAATAGAACCCATAGTGGTCATCATAGCCGCTTGAGCTTCTTCTGGTGTTTTGATTTCACCGTTGATAACCTTAGAGATTGACCCCTCCATGAGCTTATCTACCGTCGAATCGATGGGTTTCACTATCATGGGGATAGCTGAGACACCTATCAGTGTAGGTAAGAAGTGGATCATTTGATTGTCATCCAGGTTGTTATCAGATATGATGTTGGCGGCCATGTTCACGATCACTCTAATAATCGACCCTGGCCAAAATACTGACGCGAGCATCTGCCACGTGAGAGTTTCAGTAGATATCCTTAGAGTATCCATAAACTTATCTTCTTCTTCGGCAGCCTGATACGCCTTCTCACCCTTGTCAATAGTGTCGAACAATACATACGACGCCGCAACACAGTAAGATGCGGGTAAACCCCAATCGGGGAGATATGACGTAAAGGCTTCACCAAGTTCATTCGCGTATCCCATGTAGCGCAGTGAAGTTTCACGGTAAGGGTCGACATTCTTATAGGCGGTTGAGTAAATTTTGAATCGTTTGTTGTGTTTTGGTTTGGGTTTATATAACATCGTCGGTGCAATAATGGAGAGCATTTTTCATTATGAGTATTACTATTTAAAACTTTATGTATACTTAGGATATATGCTCACAGTGGCCACTGTCCAACCAAAAGTTAACATTCCACGGAAATTTGAGAAGCGTGTAAATAAGACTGTAGTTGGAACAGCTGTGAAAGTTATTGATAAATTATATGAAAACAAAGACTATGCTCGCTTCTATGTCCTCGAAACTGTTGCACGTGTACCCTATTTCTCATTCGTCTCTGTCTTACATCTCTACGAAACCCTCGGTGTGTGGCGAAAAGCCGACTACTTGGAGACACACTTCGCTCAGACCATGAATGAGTTCCATCATTTGCTCATCATGGAAGACTTGGGGGGTGGTGATCGTTTCGTAGACAGATTCTTTGCACAACATGTGGCATTTGCATACTATTGGTTGACGTGCTTGATTTACTTGGCTTCACCACGGATGGCGTATAACCTGTCAGAGCAGATTGAGGAACACGCGTATCATACATACGACGAGTTCTTGAAACAAAATCGTACTAGTTTGGTTCTTGAAAAGCCACCAGCTGCGGCTGTCAACTACTATGAAAATGTTAAGAATTTGTATGACGTGTTTACAAACGTGAGAAACGACGAAGGTGACCACGTGAAGACCATGCAGGAGTGTCAGTCCGAGCTAATGGAGGTGTAAACTTTTCTCCACCTACTGTAAGAATGTATTTCTACTTTGTCGTAGCGATCTTCATACTCATCGTCATGATGCAGAACAAGACGAGAGGTATTACACACTCCATAGATAAACTCGTCAGACAGTCCGCTCGGTACGCGACTGCCGCTCAACAAGACAAATCTCCGATGATCGCTGTCTTACACGCGAATTACGCAGCGGCGTATTTATACGCACTCAAAGATATAGCCACAAACTCACAGATCCACAACGCCACTGGTATCGACGTAAAGAAGTTTACAGAGCATATAGTCAACGTTCAGGACTTTGTAACAAAGAAGACGACTGAGAGCTGTCCAGAGTTTGTTGGTCAGGTTGATGTGTATCTCGCAGAAATTGGGGGTGAAGCTTGAGCACCTAAGTCGACCTAGTTTTTTTAATTTTTCAAGTTTTTCAAAATGCAAGTCATCCGTGACGAAGTTTGGCAGAAATGCCTGGCTGATGCGACAAAGATGCATCGGCTCTCCGAACCAGATGAAAGATGCTATAACCTGGCAGATGCGACATGGAAGTGTAAGATGTCCTACAAGATGCACGAGATGAAGAAGAATGAACGACAAATCATCGTGATCGACAAACCCCCAGAAACAAAGAGCGCGCAACGCACGGCAAATAAATTGTGTGCTGCGATGACCATGGCTGGAAAACCCTGTTCGTTCAAGGCTGTGTGTGGTGATTTCTGTAAGAAACACAGAATCGACAAGAATGAGATGGGAGTCAAAATTAAAATCCAGGAGTAGTATAGAACAATGTTAGATCAGGATAGTCTTAGACCCGTTATAATTTCAATGGCTCTTTATATCACTGTGTGCACACTCGTCCCCATACTTTTCAAAAAGCCAACTGGTGTCCAAGTCATTGACGACCTCACACTTTCTGTCATTCGTCAAAAGGAAATGCTAATGAGTGGCACGATTCTCGTTGGTCTCATCACCATGGGAACCAATTACATTCATGACGAACTCATTTAAAACATTCTTCCTCCCGACCAATTCCCGTGTATGTGTGTGGTCCATGTATCGCACCCGCTTTTCATACGCGTCCCTCATGAACCCTAAAAGTTGATCAAAGTTTGGTTTTCCCCATTCCATACCTTTTTGGAAGAGGAAATCATCTTGCTCCAACTTTTCGAGTTCACAGTCGATGAGATAGGGGGTCTTGATATATTCAGGAGCACCCCCATAATTCGTGATGATCACAGGTTTGTCGCGTATAGCGGCTTCGACAGCGCCCATACCGACACCCTCAGAGTGTGAAAAACTCACGTAACAATCTGATCTATGGTGAATCTCGTCCATCTTTTCCTCGGATACTAGACCGTTGATCACTTCAACGCGAGGAAGCTGTATATCGATATCCCGATTACATGTAGCTTTCACAATCAGGTGAGTATTGGGTTCATTGAGTCTGATGAACGCTCTCAACACTTCTCTAAAATTTTTACGCGGATCCATGACATTACCGATATGATAGAAGACATAAGGTTTCTCCACAACTGGTGGAATGTGGGCGTGTATCACAAAGAATTCATTCTTTGGAAATTGTTTAGATAAAACTCTTTTACAAAACTCACTCGGAACAGCGACCCTTTTGAATTCATTCATGATCAGACCGTAATCTGCGTGAACAGTTTCTGTTTCACACACCGTCATACAGACCAGGTTCTTAACACGGGATCGAATGTAGTCTAAGTGTCGCAGGTGATCTTGAATTGGAAGAAGAAAGATGAGTCCATCATCCACCTCAGGAAGTTCGCTACCGATCAAGTAGTAACCACAATTTAGTAACCTCGTGTACTTCTTGGCATGTTGACCGATCCCACTCAACGTCGTGGGACCAATTATGATCATTAGCTTAAAAACAAATCTTGTTTTTATATATAGTACCATGAGTTCTCTCCGTGAAGAAATTATCCAGGAAATGACAAACCCCCGTGTAGATAAAAGGCGTCTTTTTGATATCCTCTTGAAGATTGTAGACAATGGTGGTGCAGGTGGTGTTGGACCCCAGGGTCCCCCCGGTCCCCCCGGCCCCCCTGGTCCTGCCGGCGAGCGCGGTCCCGCCGGACCCGCTGGTAAGTCTGCCACCACCACTTCCACTGCCGCTAAGAAGACCACCACAAAGAAGAAGGTGGAGACATCTGCTTAAAGTATACGTTACATGGTTAGTTACATGTTGACACTCAGTTACACACCTACCCGTATTTACAATTCGTCGAATAAAAAGCCACGGAATCCAGAATCGAGACCAAAGAAATATCAGGTTGTGGAAACGGTGCAACTCGAACAAATGCGTTACCAGATTGCCAGGTATAAACAGTCGGAAAAGAAGATAAGATTGCTCACTTCATGGGGTCTGCGCGCTACAGAGTCGTCACTGAGCGATTTGCGTGGAATCTTGGAAACACTGGACGAGCTCTATGGAGAAGACGCCTTTGATGATGAACTTTAGAAAGCCTGGCATGTGGGAGTATCCCGCTTTTGTATATGGAACCCAGAAATAATCCACCAGACAGAATCTTGGTTGGTAGAACACCAAATCTTGTAGGGAAAGTATAAATTCCATTTTCAATATCATCATCCACATCTTCAATATCAGCCATGTTTGATACCCCAGTGGCCAAGAGACCCATCGCTAGAGCTTGATCTTGAATGACTTCTGTATGTGCTATCAGGTGAGGAACCACACTGATAGCTCCTGCCCAAAAAGTCCCAACATAGAAAGGTTTCAACAAAGGGAAATTGTGTTTGAACGTGGGATACATCAGAATCGAAAGTATCTCCGGTGCGACATACTTAGTTTGATCAGAATACCATAACACGAGATTCGCGATCAAAAGAGATGCCGCAATAGACTCAGGGGTGTCTTCAGTCTTTCCATCCAAAAATCTATCTGCGCCATACGCCCATCTAGCAGAGGCCATGATGTATAGTAGTGGTAAAGGTTCCAATGGAGTTCCAGTGCATATCGCTAATATAGACATGATAGTTCCAACCCCTATTCCGGGTAACATTTCTATATTAGGGAATATTTGTCTTTAATTATCTCCATAAAGTTCCAAAATATCTTTGACAATTGGGGATCGTTCTATGTCCACGTGTTCAAAAACGACACTATCGATTCTTTTCAATTGTTTACCCTTCACCTTGTCATAGATATCTTTGAGTCCATTTTCGTCATACTTTCTGTCATGTTGGTTCAGGTCTCCTGTGATGATCATTTTACTGTCGTTACCGATACGAGTGAGTAACATTTTCATTTGGTTAGGTGTTGAATTCTGCATTTCATCCGCTATGATGAAAGAATCTTTAAAGGTTCTTCCTCTCATGTAAGCCAAAGGGCAAATTTCCAAGATCTTTTCTTTTATCATATACTGAATGTCAGCTTGATTGTAATATTCGCCAAAGATGTCCATGATGGGTCTTATCCATGGGTCCATCTTTTCCTCTAAAGTACCGGGAAGATACCCAATGTCTTCTTCTACAGATACAACTGGTCGTGTCATTATTATTTTTTTGTAGGATTTGTCGTTATAGCCCGTTATAGCTGCTATACAGGCTAACATGGTTTTACCAGTCCCAGCGGGACCAATCGCAAAAACCATCTGCTTGTTTGGACTATACAACATCCGATTATAGTCGCGCTGTCTATCACTTTTAGGAATCACGTT